GATGGCGCATGGCTTGTAGATGCAACAGAAAAATTCTGTCAAGAGAAAGCAATCTACAATGCGATCATGGAATCAATTCAAATTCTAGATGAAAGCGGTAAGAGCAAAAAAGAAAAAGGTGCAATTCCTGACATTTTATCTGATGCACTTGCAATTTCATTTGATAATCATGTTGGGCATGACTTTATAGATGATGCAGAAACTCGCTATGAGTTTTATCATAAAGTTGAAAAGCGTATTCCGTTTGATCTAGACTATCTCAATCGAATCACAAAAGGCGGCTTGCCTGAAAAAACTTTGAACATTATTCTCGCCGGCACTGGTGTTGGTAAGTCAATGTTTATGTGTCATTGTGCCGCGGCTAATCTTTCGATTGGTAAGAATGTATTGTATATCACACTTGAAATGGCTGAAGAAAGAATTGCAGAACGTATTGATGCGAATCTTTTGAATGTTGATGTAGACAAATTGATTGCACTACCTAAAGAATCGTATCTTAAAAAGATTGAACGATTGAAAGAAAAAACTCTTGGTCGTTTAATCATTAAAGAGTATCCAACGGCAAGCGCAAACGTAACTCATTTCAAGCATTTGCTTAACGAACTTAAACTGAAAAGGCAATTTGTTCCTGACATTATCTATATTGACTACTTGAATATTTGTGCGTCATCTAGAATACGTCAAGGCGCAAATGTGAATTCATATTCGTTCATTAAAGCAATTGCAGAAGAATTGCGTGGACTTGCAGTTGAGCATAAGGTGCCTGTTATTTCAGCGACACAGACAACGCGAGGTGGTTACTCAAATTCTGATGTTGAACTAACAGATACAAGTGAATCGTTTGGTCTGCCAGCGACAGCAGATTTTATGATTGCATTGATTGCTACTGATGAACTTACTGAACTAAATCAGATGATGGTTAAGCAATTAAAAAATCGCTATAACAATCCAGACACAAACAAACGATTCATGATTGGTGTTGATAAAGCAAAAATGAAGTTGTATGATGTAGAACAGACTGCACAAAATCATATACATGATAGCGGGCAAGTCCAACCAGATGAACCACTTTTTGATAAATCGGACTTCGGAAGAAGAGAAAAACAACGTAGATTTGAAGGATTCAAAGTATGAGAACTATTCCAGAAATTGTAGCACAAATGCGCGAGTTGATCGAAGAACTTGAACAGCATACAGGTAAACCTGCACCAAAAGAAGAAAGTGTGAAATTTACCTTATATGGACAAGACTATATGGCAGGAAATTATTCAGCAACAGATACTATCTCGCTTACGAACTATGATCTTAACCCTCTAACGCCTAGCGATATTAGTTCCTTTAAGTTTTAAAAACATATAAATAGTAAAGAACTTTTTATAGGGGTAGACCATGGCGGCAACAGCAAATTTAGAACTAGCCAACACATTCAATGAGTGGCGAACTACGATCAACGAAGTAATTCTCAAAGTGAATAACCTTGAGACTGGTAACGGTGATCTTGTGGTCGACACTATTGTTTCTAATACAACAAATACGATTATATCTACAGCGAATAATACATTCAATGTAGCAAATGCCGCCTGGTTTACCGCTAATGCCGCTTATCTAACTGCTAATGCCGCCTATGCACAAGCAAATACTGCGAATAATATTACTCAATCAAATACAGTATTTAAAACATCATATAATGTAGTTACGACTAAAGATGCATATAGCGCAACAATTGCTTATAATTTGAACGATGGGCGTGTTTTCTATCAGACAAATCTAAGCGGTAATATTACAGCAAACTTTGTAGGTGTTAATAGTGGTACAAGTTTTGTTACTGATGCTACAGTTGTAATTGAACAGGGTGCGACCCCCTATGTTATCAACGCAGTACAAACTGATGGTACCGCAAGAACAATTAAGTGGAAAAATAATACAGTTCCTTCTGGTAATGCAAATGCCGTAGATTCAATGACATTTACCATTATTAAAGACGCAAATAGCGCATGGACTGTTCTAGGTTGCCTAAACACTCACGGCTAACTTGACAAAATTGTGGTAGTCTGCTATACTAGAGATTCTAGTGTAGAGAGATTGCCATGATTATTCACGCTTACTTCAAAAAACCCAAAGCAAAGAAAAAGCCTGGCTGGCAAAAAGCGCAGGCTGAGTATGATGCATGGCTCAAATCCCATGGCATTAATAAGAACAAACCAAAGAAAAAAGAGTTTGTTCCTTACGCGCCTACGCCTGACATTCACCGCAGGCAAACACCGCACTATCCCTCACTCAATTCATTTGTAGGCTCTGCCACGAAAAAAGAATCGCCCAAGTACACGGGTGGCAATCTTTTGGGTATCGGAACACTACACAAATCGAATGCTATACCAATTTTTTCAAAAGAAGACGCAGAAGATCAAGCCAAAATGCGCCGGTGACATAAATAGTCTATCATAACGATAGGCTTTTTTATGCTTGGATTTAAAGATTACCTTATAGAACAAAAAAACACGCACATGGAACATGCGGAAGACGATGTTCTCAATGGCGGAGTTAAAGGCACTAGAGATAGTATCAACGCACTCAGAGCGGTGCGTGATATGCTTGCCGGTCACTCAGAAAAGAAAGTATCCATCACCGTAAAATGGGATGGTGCACCTGCTATCTTTGCAGGTGAAGACCCTACAGACAAAAAATTCTTTGTCGCAAAGAAAGGTGTCTTCAATAAAAACCCAAAAGTCTACAAAACCAACGCTGAAATTGAAGCCGACACTTCAGGCGACCTTGCAGACAAACTCAAAGCATGTCTAGCAGAACTTCCAGCCCTTGGAATCAAAGGCGTCATTCAAGGCGACCTACTGTTCACTCAATCAGATTTAAAAACGGCTACAATTGATGGTGAAGAGTACCTCACTTTTCATCCGAACACACTTGTCTATGCAGTTCCAGTCCAAAGCGAACTTGCAAAAGAGATAAAATCCGCTAAAATTGGCATTGTGTGGCATACATTTTACGATGGCGATTCATTTGAGACAATGAAAGCAGTCTTTGGCAAGGATATTCTATCCACACTCAAGAAAACAAGCCGAGTTTGGTCTACAGATGTAGACTATAAAGATGTTTCTGGTAAGGCGACATTGACAAAAGACGAAACAGACAAGATTACAAAAATACTTTCTGACGCAGGCAAGATATTTTTCAAGACAGACGCAAAATTATTGAATCACATTAAAGATACAGACGAATTGCGTGAGAAAATTAAGACATTCAACAATACAAAAGTCAGAAACCAATTAAAAATTACAAATGTAAAGAGTCATGTCGCTGAACTTATTCAGTTTATGACAGCGTACTACGATAAAGAGATTGATTCTCGCAAATCTGCAAAGTCAAAAGCAGAATGGGAAGCAAAGAAGAAAGATGGATTGAAGTTTTTTAGTGCAAAGAACAAAGCACAACTCGAAAATATCTTCACATTGATGAATTTGCTTGCCGAAGCGAAGTTGATTCTAGTTGGCAAACTAGATGAGGTGAAAACCCTTCAAACATTCTTATTGACAAAGGGTGGCTACGAAGTAACCGGTGTTGAGGGATATGTTGCGATTGATCACCTTTCAGGAAATGCAGTCAAACTTGTTGACAGATTGCGTTTCAGTTACGCGAACTTCTCTCCAGAGGTGATTAAAGGTTGGCAAAGATAATCTTCAAAGGCTACACTCCTACTTATAATAACAAGAAGAAAAAATAGGGTAATAATATGGCAAAACTGAATGAAGGTGATGTGATCGAAGGTATCTTTACGATTGCACTTAGCCTCTATCTTGCGTATGGGCAAGTTGAAAAAAAGAAACTTAATGAGATTCGCACCAAAGTTGATACAAAGATGTTCGGCACCGGAAGATTCAAGTATAAAGTTGTTGAGGGGCATATGCGCCAAAGAGCAAAGAATCCTCCAGACTTTTTCAATGTAAATTTTGAGATGAGACTAAAGCCTGAATCAGTACAAGGCGCGTTTGATAAAGAATATGAAGTACTTTACAAATCATCAAAAGATGTAGGTAACATTGATAAAAAAATTGATCAATTGATCAAGGCAATTGAAGGTGCAAGTTTTAGTCGCAGAGCAGGTGCCGCAGTTGATCATTTCTTAAATAACAATACTGGCGAAGTAGTTACATTCACAGTCATTGCAGATGGTATCGCAGGTGAATCTTCTGGCGGTGAAGTTAAAGGTGACGTTACGCTAGAAGTGTACGCTACGAAAAAAGGTGGCAATCAAAAAATCATTAGCGGCAGCCTGCCGTTTTCACTCAAATCAGAATCAGTTACAGTTGCAAACTTATCGCCATATCGCGGTATGCTTGATATTGCGAAAGCAATTGGCATACAATGGGATGCTGAAGACAAGTATGTTCGACTATCAAAGCCTTTTGTCGGACCAGTTGAACAAGCCGCAAAGTTTGCCTTGATTGAAGAGATGTATAGTGATTTAAAAAGTAGAATGATAAAAGAATCTGTTAAATCTACATTCACAGATAGAGCATTAGATTTTTTAGCAAAAAGTATTTTCGGTTCAGACTTGGCTGATGTTGTTGATGTACAATCAGGTACAGTCAAAGAGATTACAGTTGACTACTATAATCAACTACGCAAAAACGTCACGCTAATAGCACAATCGAACGGCAATAATTTAGTCTTTGCAGACAAAAAAACTGGCGTTGCAATCTTTCAGATACGCACTAAATTGCGTCCTCCACCAGCGAATGAAGCAAAATTTTACCTAGAAGTTGGTAAAGGCATCTATTCAAAGTAAAAATCTTATAAATAAGATGTAACGCAGTTAGGCTACGGCAAACCTGTAAGGGATAAGTCTAAGGAAAACTCCATGAGAAAAGTTATTGTAGTTTACGGCGGTGGATTTCAGCCGTTTCATCAAGGTCATATGAGCAGTTATGAGGAAGCCAAACGCGCCTTTCCGTCTGCCGACTTTTATGTTGCATCAAGCAACGACATTAAAGTAAGACCAATTCCCTTTACAGATAAAAAATTCTTAGCGCAACAAGCCGGCGTTAAGGATGACTTTGTGCAGGTCAAACAACCCGTAAATCCAGAAGAGATTTTACGCAAGTATGATCCTGAAAAAGACATTTTAATTCTTGTGCGAAGTGAACGCGATCCTGTTAAGTACACTAAGAAGGATGGTTCGCCAGCGTATTATCAGCCGTTCAAGAATTTAAAAGATTGCAAACCATTTGATCCTAAGACAGGTCATGGTTACATTTTCGTTACAAAGAAGAAAGATTTTTCCGTTGCTGGTGAAGTAGTTTACTCAGGCAGTCAAGTTCGCAAGATGTATTCTGAAGCGGATGACACGAATAGAGAAAAGATTGTAGGCGACTTGTACCCTAAAGCAACCAATCCAAAAAAGGTAAAAAAATTGTTAGATAAGTATATCGGCGGATTAAAAGAGGAGTTAGAAATGGATGAAGCACTCTCATTGCAAGGGCGTAGAAAACGCGCCATGCAGGTAAGACGTTTAAAAGCAAAAATGTTACGCGCAAGAGAACGCGCAAGTCGCCGTTTTGCAAATCAACCAACTCTTACTAAGAGAGCAAGACGCCAAGCAGTCACATTCTTGAAGCGTAGAATTGGTGGTGGCAGAGCATATGCAAGCCTATCGCCTTCACAGAAAATTTCAATCGATAAAAAGATTGATAAGATGAAGAGCGTAGTCGGTAAGATTGGTTCTCGCTTATTGCCTCAAGTACGCAGAGCAGAGATTCAAAGAAAACAAAACCAATCAAAAACAAACGAATCATTCATTGCATTGTTTGAGAAGCCAGAACTGCCACAAGATAAACATGTTGGTGGTAAAGAAGGCACACAGCCAAGCAAGTACTACAAAGGATTAGACAAAGACACAAAAGAAAGACGCGATGCACATTTCAAGCGCATGGGTCCAAAGTCTGATTCTGATAAGTCTGCATATGCAGACGCACCAGGAGATAAAGAGGCAAGAGAAAAAGATATGCCTCAGTCTAAGCACACTCTAAAATTCAAGCAAATGTTTGGAGAAGAAATTAATAAGAAAGAAATTTCTCGCTTAGATCAATTGGTTCGCTTAGGACTTGCAGACAAGACTTTACTTTCAACAATTAAGAAAGCAATGTCTAAGATTGACGCTGGTGATACACTATCTACATCTGAAAGACAAGCAACACAAAATCTATTATCCACCTTGCTTGACATGGTAACAAGTCAAGATCAGTTGTTCAATCTTGCAAAAATGTCTTTGAGAAAAGAACAGTTTGAAGAATTAGATGAAGCCGCATATGTTGGCAACATTGGCATCATGGAACTTGCTAAGTTTTATCAGAAAGCAGACCCACGCCAAGTTGAGACATTCAAGAAACTATTGAACATGAAAGATTACAAACGCGCTTGGGCATTGGTTCAAGGCGTAACAGGCACAAAACTTGTTGGTAAAGAATTCAGCGAAGAAGTACAAGCCATTGTTGAAAAGGGCGAGTATGACGATTACGAAGAATTAGATGGATTAGAGATGGCGCAAATTGAAGTAGCCAATCTTATTCAAGACGCAGAAGTGCTTGCAGACATTCTATCTGAAATGGATGAAGAGCCAGAAGCATGGGTACTTTCAAAGATCACCAAAGCAGTTGATTACATCGAAGCAGTTACAGATTACCTAGAATTCGAAGACGATTATGATTACGAAGAAGGTGATGATGCTTATGACGATGAAGATGCAGAATTTGAAATGGGTGATACCGACATGTATGAAGCATTGTCTGAAATGACTAAAGAAGAGATGGGCGAAGACTTGTATGAAATTTATAGCGCACTACACGAAGAAGTAGAAGGCTTGAAAAAGAAAGCAGAAAAGTCTGGCATCGCATACAGCATTCTCAAGAAAGTTTATGATCGTGGTATGGCGGCATGGCAAGGTGGTCATCGTCCAGGAACAACGCCACAGCAATGGGCGTTTGCGCGAGTAAACTCATTCATCACCAAAGGCAAAGGCACATGGGGTGGTGCAGATAAAGACTTAGCATCAAAAGCAGGCGACAAGAACGAAGCATTTTCAGAGTTTGCAGAAACTCTTGAATGGGGCACAGATGAGTTGCGTAAGAAGTATGCAGAAGATACGCCAGGTCAACCTACAAGCGTAACTCTTGCTGATCATCTAAAAGGCGATCTGAATGATTTGTTTCAACAAAATTTAGAGAAGATCAAACGCGCACACGAAGTAAAAGAAGACACAGATGTGCATTCTGCTATTGACTGGCATACTGACAATAAAATTCCATTGACAGAGAATGTATTCCGTGTTGGTTCAAAAATGTATTTTGAATTATATCGTGAAGCAAGAAAACTCTACAAAGAAGGCAAACTAGAACTACAAGGTATGGATAAATCTTTGATTGAAGATACAGACATTGGTACATTTGCATTCACCGAAGAAGGTCAACCTGTTCCTCTTGACTGCCCAATGATTGCAGAAGAGGAAGAAAAAGATATTGAGATTGGTAAGCCAAAGCGTGGCGGTCCAAAGAAATTTTATGTGTATGTTCGTAAACCAGATGGTGGTGTGAAGAAAGTCACATGGGGCGATACTACGGGTCTATCAGTTAAGTTGAATGATCCTGAAGCAAGAAAATCTTTTGCGGCGCGTCATCAATGCAGTATGCAAAAAGATAGAACAAGTGCCGCGTATTGGGCTTGCAACACACCACGTTATGCAAAACAACTAGGATTGAGTGGCGGTGGAAACTTCTATTGGTAATCCATACTCTGATAATCAGAGTGATAATGGATTCATTCGAGTGTTCGATGAATTCGTTGACCCAATGGAACTTATATGGCATCGCGACAAAAAGGATCGAAGCGTACATGTATTAGAAGGAAAAGGATGGTTATTGCAATATGATGATGCACTACCGATTATCTTGGAAAAGAACAAAGTGTATTTCATAAAAGCAGAAACCTATCACAGAATTATAAAAGGCACCGGAAATTTAACCTTAAAAATAGTAGAGGAATAAAAATGAAACCAACAACATTAGCACAAAAATTTGGCGTACCACAATCTCTTGTAGATTACGTTACAAAATCAATTGAAGAAGAGACTGAGTATCAAGCCAAAGTCAAAGCGCACATGGCAAAGAAAGGCATCAAGTCTTTAGGTGATTTGTCTGCGGACGAAAAGAAAAAATTCTTCAACGATCTAGATGCCGCACACAAAGCAAAGAACGAAGAAGTAGAACAGACTGACGAAGCAGTTGTAAAAGGCAAAGGCTACGACAATCCAGAGAATGAGCGTAAAGGTCCAGAAGGTAAAGTGCCAATGACAAGTCTATTGCCAGGTCACAATGACAAGGCTGCCCGTCTTGCGGCTGTTCAAGCCAAAGGCAAACTTGTAAAAGGTAAAGCACAAAGCGCACCTCAGAAGGAAGACTACGAACTAACTCAAGAGGACTTGGATTTCATTAATTCACTTAACGAGAAGAAATAAAATGAATAACGCATTCACATCACAACAACTCGCTAAGATGCGAGATGAATACGGAAAGATTAGCACAATCGATCCGTCAGGTTCAGAGTATAAGAAATTAATTTCTATGCTTGACAAAATGCATATTGACAATCTTAAATCACTTGCGGGTGCAAAGATTAAATTTGTTTCTGGACTTGCACAGAATCGTGTGAATCGCGCCGCAATGAAGAAAGAGGAAGTGGACCTTGAAGAAGGCAAGTCCGGTACAGGATATGAACTTTATCACAAAGACTTTTCTTCAGCAATGGCACACGCATACGACTTTGCAAAGAAAAAATATAACATTGAGATTGATCCATTTGAGATTGATCGAAATGTTGCGATGGGTCCAAAGAAGCCATCATCAGGCAAAGCAAATGCATATCGCTTACTAGATAAGACTGGTAAGAAAGCAATTCAAGTACAAGTTACAAATCTTGACAACAAGCGTTACGAATTGAACATGTACAAAGAAGACATTGACGAGGCATGTTGGGATACTCATAAGCAGGTTGGTATGAAGAAAAAAGGTAATCGTATGGTACCTGATTGCCGACCAAAAAATGAAGCCGCATCACCAGCACAGCAAGCCGCTATTGCAATCGCTATGAAAAAGGCTGGTAAGAAGCCTAAAGACATGAAAGATGAAGAGAAGCATCCTGAGGATGTGCCGACACCAGCAAACAAACAAGAGCCTGAAGGCACAAAAAAGTGGCTTGCTACAAAGTTTAAAAAAGATATTAAAGAAGCAGAGGGTGGTGGCACATCTATTCGCGGAACTGGCGATGCAACCGATGCAGTCAAAAGAGCGCAAGCAAGGCTCAAGTCTACTCAATTGCGTTTGAAGCATGAGAAAGAACGCGAAGCAATGTCAAAGCAACAGCAAGCATTGCAAAAAGAAGAAGACGAAAAGAAAGAATATCCAGAGTTTAAGTCTGGAGGCAAACCTCTTGCAAAGAAATTTGAAAAGGCTTTTGCGAAGATGGGAATCAAAACCAACATCAAAATGAAAACAGTTGGTAATGTATCCATCAACGAAAAAGAAGACAAAAAAGAAGACAACGGCAAAGAAGCATCCGCAAAGCAGAAAACAGTTAAAAAAGGCGAGACACTAAGCGGTAAGCAAGAGCCAATTAAGATTGACCCTGAGATTAGCGACAACAAATAAAATGCTACCAGAAATTTACTGCGACATGGATCAAGTCCTTGTCAACTTCATGGGTGGTGCGAACGAAGCACTCAGACAGCAAGGGCTGCCTGACTTTGTTCATGCAGGAAAAGAAGAGAAGTGGGAAGCGATGAAAAAAGTGCCTAAGTTTTGGGCAAACCTACAACCAATGCCTGATGGACTTGCGTTGTGGAGATTCATCAAACCCTACAATCCAGCAATTCTTTCTACACCATCTAAGAGGATGAACACTTGCAGACCAGAAAAGATTGAATGGATACGCAAGCATTTAGGTACTGTAAAGGAAATTCACCTAGTTCCTAGAGAACAAAAGCAGAATTACGCCCTTACAGTTGATGGTAAACCAAATCTATTAATCGATGATCATGTAAAAAACATCGATGAATGGGTCGCAAAGGGCGGCATTGGAATTCGACATATAAATACAATGAGAACGATTTCCGAACTTAGAAAATTAGGATACTAAAAGGAGAAAAACCATGGCACTATGGGGAACAAGAGATTCATACGCAATTACAGGTACCGCTAACGTAAGCAATTCTGTAGCAACAACTACAGTTACGGGTACTAATACTGCATTCACAACCGAAGTAGATATTGGCGATGCGCTAGTTATCGATGGTAAGCGTAGACAAGTTACTGCAATTTCTGCGGCTAACTCATTGACTATTGCTACTGCATGGGATGGTGCAAACCAGACCGGCGCAACGATTACTGGTCAAGACGTACCTAAGTATGTTACTGCCGCAGAAATTGCGTCAAATAACATCATTGGTGTTGACGATACTGAAGCGACACTTGCCGCAAACAAGGCTCGCGGTATTAACACACCAGGTTGGACTAAATTTGTCACTTATACAGACATGCACGGAACAACACGCTACAAGACAGAACCACTAGTTGTAATGTCTTCAGCAGTTACATCCGATGCACCTGACGATACTATCGCCGCAGATAGTTAATCGAAACATTGGCCTGAGTCCCAGGAGTAGCATTCCCCTTCAATGGGGTTTATAAGATATAGGAGAAAAAGATGGCAGATAAAAAAGTCACGCAACTAACAGCATTAACAGCGCCAGCAAATACAGATTTGTTGTTGATCGTTGATGATCCAACAGGTACACCAGTTTCAAAGAAAATTGAACTTGGTGACTTGTTTGGTGAGTCAGCACAAACAGTATTCAGCAATATTGATATTACTGCGAATACTTCATCAGCAAGCGGCACAACAAAGATTGGTGGTAACACAGTTATTGTTACAGCACCATCAGGCTCTACATTTAGTGCAGGCGTTGTAATTAACGAAGATGGTAGTGCAAGTAACACTCGCATTGAATCTGATACACAAACCAATATGTTCTTTGTTGACGCA